AGATGGGATAAAGAGAGTATATTCTGCAGTAGGTCTAAAACCTAAGACAATCATTCACGACGCAGAAATGCACTTAGCAAATAGAGGGTTGAAGATAAAAGACATAGGCGAAGAGATAAAGCAAGCACTACTGAAAACAATCGCTGATAGTATAGCAACTACAGCGACTATACCAGAAACAGCAGAGAAAGTAAATGCTCTTGTGAAAGACATAAAGGGAGTATTCAACTCTGCAGAGACAAGAGCCAAGGTGATAGCAAGGACAGAAAGCACTGCTGCTTACAACGGTGGTAGAGTTAGAGGTATAGAAAGATTAGGGATAAAGAGAAAGCAGTGGATACACAGTCAGGATAGTAAGGTCAGAGAAAGCCATAGGACAAATCAAGTGGTTGCAGTTGAAGACCCATTTACTTTGACAGGACCTAATGGAACTAACAAAGTTATGTATCCTGGCGACGGCCCACCTGAAGAGGCCTGTAATTGCAGATGCTCAGTTATACCCGTTATATTAGAAGATGATAAGTTGGGTCTTATGCTGCCATTAGAAGGCGAAGAACCATATAAACAAGGAGAACCAAAATGACAGTTGATTACACAAGTGGTAGCGGAAACTTCACTTACACCTATACTGGGATGAAGCCCTACCCAACTACAGTTTGCTTTATCAACGATGGAGCAAACACAGCAACGCTAACAATAAACGATGTGCCTGCTATACCAGTTTATAGCGGAGAAGTATTTGAAGACAACTTTGAGCCATTCGCGGCAGTAGTCATAGCAGCAACATCCGCTTGGCGCTTGACTATAGCAAGGTAAAGGGAGGAGCCCAATGGGTTGGAAAAGACAATATGTAATACCTTTGACAGGAGTTCCAACAACTGTTTCAACTGTTGGGCGAATAAGGTATGATGCAACTGCGAATACAGTTTATAGATGTAATGGTGGAAACTCCTGGACGGCTTACAAACTTGACGCTATCTATCCACGAACTATAACTGGTGGTATTCTTACCTCTGGTCATTTGACTGGAGAAATCCATATAACCAACTACTCTGGTAGTGGTGGAGCAATACACGCCGGTGGTGCTTCCAAGACAATATGGGTAGAGAGAACAATGTCAGGGGCAACCACATTTGGTGGAGCAGCCGATACTTATAGAGACAGGTTCTACGACGGCTCAGGTGCTGCAACACTATCAGATACTTCTGCTTCACTATACTCTGCAGACTTCATAGCGGAAATAGAGAATGGCTATGTTCAATACGATGGCCTAACTAATGGAACCTATGAGTTATACTCTGCAGATTTCATAGCAGCAATAGATAGTGGCAGTGCTTTGTTTGACGCTATTACTAATGGAGTATATGAGTTATACTCGGCAGATTTTGAGATAACGATAGAAGGTGGCTCAGCACTGTCAAGTGGTATAGCCGCTACAGAATATGAGGAGGCACCATAATGGAAGACACACTTTTAGAGGAGAAACTAAATGAACCGATGGATGACGAAGATAAGCCTGAAGTGGATGAACCTACTCCTGAGGCTGAAGAAGAGAATGAGCCTGAAGAAGTTTCTGAAGGGAATAGGAAAATAAAGTTTCTCATATCTAATGAGGAGCCAGATAGAGATAATGATATAGTAATGCAAGATGGCTGGGTCTTGGATGAGTTCAAGAACAACCCTGTATTCTTAGTTTCTCACGACAAGAATAAGTTCCCAGTTGGTAAGTTTGTAGATTTATCAATAAAGGATAAAGCACTATATGGAACAGTAGAGTTTGCTAAGAAGGGAACATATGATGTTGCTGACTTAGCATTTGAGTTATATTCACAGGGTATTCTAAAGGGTTGCTCAGTTGGATTTAGACCTATGAACCCTATAGAACAAAATGTTATGGCTAATGATAAGGGTGGCCTTACGTATATGAAGCAGGAGTTATTAGAAGTATCTGCTGTTTCAATACCAGCCAATCCAAAAGCGTTGGCAATTTCAAAATCTTATAAAAAAGAGATTTCAAACCTTTTGATAACTAAGGATGAAGAGATAAAGCCACAAGCAAAAGACGTCGAACGAGAAGCGACAAAAGTCAAACTCGAAGAGACAAAAAAAGCAGAGGCCAAATCTTCAGAGATTTTATTAGAGGCTTTGAAGGTTCTAAATAAATCACTAAAGAGGTAAATAATGGAAAACTTAGAAGCAATCGCTAAAGAGGTAAAAGACCTCGCTGCTTCTCTCGAGGCCAGAGAAAAGGCATACGACGAGAAGATAGAAAATATTCTAAAAGAGAAGGCCCACGTTGATAAGGCAATGATAGTAGATAGCAAAGAGGCAGCCGCGAAGTTCAAGGGTTATCTCGGAGCAAGAGCTGAAGTCAATAAGGGCAAGACCGCTAATGTCCCACTATGGGATGAGAAGACCGAAGACCAATTCGTAGAATGGGTCCATATGGTAAAGAATAACGACGTAGGTTTGATAAAGAAGACATTCGGAGATAACGCTTATACCGAGACTACAACGGCTGGTGGTTATTTCGTTCCTACTATTTTCAAGCCAGAACTCGTTCGACTTATCTATCAAAAGTCAATGATGCTACCAAAGGTATCAATAGTTCCAATGCCAGTTAGCAAGATGGATTTGCCAACTGTAACTGCTGGATACTCTGCTGGATGGGGCACCATAAATACTCAGGTAACTGACAGCAAACTTACTGTGAATAAGGTTTCCCTAAGCGCAGAGAAGTTAGTTGCTCTATCGTTGGTTCCTAACGAACTATTACAAGACAGTGGAATACCTATTGCTCCACTACTTGCCAATGAGTTCGCTGAGGCCTTCGCATTCAAGATTGACGAAGAAATACTTGACGGAGATAGTGCTGATAGTTCAAACCACAAGTTTGACGGTTGGTCAAAGGTTGCTAATACAGTAGGATATGGCCCTGGAGTTGATGCCAGCCCAACTATTGCTGAGGAAGCAACTATCGACATATTGACCGCAGAAATAGCGGCTCTTGAGGCTGCTAACTGGGTAAATCTAATCGGAGCCGAGTGGTTCTTCGCTCCACAAGTTTGGGCAGCAATCAGAAGTTTGACGGCCGCTGTCACAAACCTTCCACAGGTTGCAATCAATGAGCCTTGGAAGTTTAACCTGTTTGGTTTCCCAGTAAATATTAACGGATTGGTTCCACACGCTGAAACAGCGTTGAAGGCTTGGGGATTGTTCGGCAATCCTAAGTATATCTACGTTGGAGATATGGGTGGATTATCAATCGAAAGTTCTAAGGACTATCGCTTCGGCGAAGACCAGACCACTTTCCTTGCTCGCCAGAGATTGGCCGTAGCAGTTGGAATACCTGGTTCTCTCGGAGCCCTAAAGTTCGGTGCTGCATCTGGCTAATAACATTTAGTTTCCTGCTAAATGAGAATGTGGTAGAGTAGGGGGCAACTCCTACTCTACTCTAAGAGGTATTATGAGATTGAAGAACACAGAAGAGTTTGAGTTTTCTAAAGAACAACTTATGACACTCTTGAAAAAGAGCAAAGACAATAAGCATTGGAGCAAAGAGAAAATCATAGCACTTCTAAAAGAAAAGGAGGCTGAAGATGGCTCTGTCATCAAGAGCGTTAGCAACACTTGAATTGCTAAAGTCCTATTTGGACATAAGCGATAACGATAAGGACAGTCTCCTCGAGAGTTTCATAGAAGCGGCTTCTTCTATGATGATTGAGTATTTGGGATATGACCCTCATAGTCAAACTTACACAGACGAACAATATACTGGAGACGGCACTACAAGATTATATCTGAGAGCAATACCAATAACTACATTGACTTCTATAAAAGAAGAAGACGTAGCAGTTGCAGCAGCAACTATTACAGCAATGATTTTAAAGGATACTTACATAGAGGGTAAAACTTATATCTTCAACACTGGCTATCCAGAAAACTATAAGATTACTTATGTAGCAGGGTATGCAACAACTACTGCAGCAGGAGCAAATGCTCTTGGCCTTATGGCTATAATCTGTTGCAAGGCGGCTACTATAATGTATAAGGAGCACGGCAAGACGGGATTACTTGGTGTATCTGCACAGAGTTTTGAGAGTGGCTCAAAGAGTTTCTATGAGACAGACATATACAAAATCTTTATCGACTTAGCTCCATATGTGAGGTCAGTAGCATAATGGGTGGAGTAAATATATCTCTTGAAGAAAGTGGCAGAAAGGAACTCATAGCACTTCTTAGGAGTATAAGCACTCATATGCCTACTGTTGCTAAAAGAATGTTGTCTTTAATCTGTAGCGATATAATTGCTATATCTCAGACGTATTATGTGAATGGTCCAAGAATAAAGGGTGGTGGTCATATACAAAGACAAAGCGGAAAACTCGCTAACAGTTTGTCATATAAACTATTAGGTAGTATGGACGCGGAGATTGGCACTGATTTAGTTTATGCAGCGATACACGAGTTTGGCGGAGACATATACCCAGTGAATAAGAAGACGCTACATTGGCAAGACGAAAACGGTAATGACATATTTGCTAAACACGTGAAGATGCCGGCAAGACCTTATCTAAAGCCAGCGATTGATAGAGAGTTTAGCACTGGCAGGGCTATGAGAATAGCAGAGCAAGCAATGTCAGAATACCTTGCACAAGAAGTGAGGCAGAATACATAATGGCTTATAGTTACACAGAAGAGACCATAGCAACACTCAAAGCATTCATACTCGCAAACTATAACACCTACCTTGCTCAGATTACTACGGAGAAGGCAGACGATATACCTTTGCCTATGATAGAGACACAGAACCTATCAACCACTTATATTGATTTAGAAAGTCAAAAGAAGTGGCCATATATGACTATTATTCCTTTCGCTGAAGATTGGAAACTACTCACAACTGGTTCAGACCAAGTTGAATGTGGTATTCAAATCACAATAGTCATAGGTGGATATAGAGAAACTTATCTATCAAATATGATTTTGAGATATGCTTCTGCTATGAGGAATATGTTATCAGCGAATTATACACTGGGAGTTTCTGGGCATAACTTAGAAGTATCTCCAGAAATGAGTGTAGTTTATTTTCAAGAAGTCCAAGGCCAAGCAGACCTCAAGGCTTGCCGTTTGACGATAGTTATTAGAAAAGACATTGTATAAGGAGGCCAAAAATGGCTGTTATTTCCGGACAGGACGCTAAAGTTCAGGTCATCCTTGAGGACGCTTGGGGCACCTACAAGGAGATGGACGCAAACGCGATGTTAGTAGATTTAAACTCTGAGAGCATCAACTGGGTTCCAGAGATGGTTGAAGAGGATGTTCTCGTTGGGGCAAAGACCTCAAGGAGAATGGACATTGTAGCAGTAAGTGGCTCAGGCGACTTGGCTATGATAATGAAACCTGCAGATGGAGACGCTGGTGCTGGCTCTCTATTGATTGCTTGTGCATTAGGCAGTGAGCCGTCTTCACCAGTAGAAAGCCCCTCTGACGTTTATACTCACACTATGGAGCCAATAGCAGGCGGAGTATTAACTTCTCTACCGAGTATATCTATGGCTATAGATAGAAAGGCAGACACCCACGCTTATTGTGGTTGTGAAGTTTCACAGATGGTATTAGAAGCAGCAGCCAAAGATTATCTACGTGGCACCTTCACCTTTGTAGCAAAGACAGAAGAGACCAACAAAGAAATCCACGGCACACCAGCATATAATGATAAAATCCCATTTATGTTCCAGAATGGCTCTTTGTCAATAGCAGGTGGTGGAACTTATTCTGACGCTATAACTGGTTTCACTTTCACTTACAGCAACAACATAGAAGAGCCACAACAGACAATGGGTAGTGGTCTTTATATGATAAAGCCAGAAGTTCAGAAGAGAGATATAACTATCTCAATGGACACTCTGTTCGATGCCGACTTGAATACCTTCAGGGAGACATACTTCAAGACAGGCGCAACAGTAGCAGTAGTCCTTACCTTCACCAGCACAGAATATGTAAGTGGAACTACGCCTTACAAAATGACTATTACTCTACCAAAGGTTGTTATCACTTCTGCTAATCCAAACGTTGGTGGCCCAGATAGAATAACAATGACCATAGAGGGAAGAGCACTTGAAGGCGCTTTAGAGGCCTGCACAATAGAATTAGTAGATGGTAGGTCAGCGAAATATATCTAAAGGAGAACAATATGGATTTGAAGAAGAGCGTAGGGCTATTCAAAAAGAAGATTGAGATTGGTGATAACTTCTATAAGGATGATGGCGAGCCATATGATAAGGCAGAGGTCTTTATCGTAATGAGAGAGCCAACTGTAGATGAGAGCAACCAACTACAAGGCGATGCTAACGCTAACCTGAAGTTTATGAAGACAAATCTTCCCAAGTGGATAGTTGAGCATAACTTCACAAGTGGTGAAGAGCAAGCGTCTAATGAAGAAGTAGCGAAGTTGATAATCTCTTCGTCTTCTTGCTTTATGTATGTTATGGGAGAATGGCAGAAATCACTCCCTTTAGTAGTAAGGAACGCGAAGATGTTGAAAGAGCAGCAAGAAGCGTCCTCAACGGAGACGTAAGGATACCTGCTGAACTGAAACAACTTAGGGTAAAGTGGTGGCCCTGGATTGAAACGTTCCTTAGGTGTGTTAGCAAAAGAAACGGTGAGTATCTTCACTTGCCGTATTCTGGAGGTGCTATGGACCAACCACAGAAGACAATGGTAGTATTTGATATATTACAGAATGTCTATGTGGAGAAGATAAAGAAAGACCAAGAAGCACAAACTGCTAAAATGAAGAACAGTGCTATGTCAAGACCACGAAGGAGATAACCTTTGGCTGCTGAAGTTAAATATAGGATTACTTCTACTGATGATACTAAGGCTGGAACAAACTCTGCTGTTTCTAATCTTGAGAAACTCGGTGGTGCAGCAAAGAGTTTAGGTAATATACTGAAAGCAGTCGGTATTGGTTTCTCTATAGGTGCAGTTGTAAAGGGTGTTAGCGAAAGTATAAAAGCATTTGGAGAACAAGAGAAAACTGAACTTAGGTTGATTGCTGCAGCGAAGAATAATCCTTATATCAATGGTAAAGCAGTCAATAGTTTAAAGCAAACAGCATTGGCTATGAGTAAGGTTACTATTTTCTCTGACGAGGCGATTATACAACAGCAAGCATTCTTAGCAACTCTTGGTATGGGTGAAGCACAGATAAACAACATAATGGACGCAGCAACCAACTTAGCATCCACAGGGATGATAAGTTTAGAAGGTGCAGTAAAGAATATATCAAAGACATACGCTGGTATGACCGGAGAACTCGGAGAGTTGCTCCCACAACTAAAAACACTAACAGCCGAACAACTAAAAGCAGGAGCAGCGGTTGATGTTATCAAGAAAGGTTATGCAGGGATGGCAGAAGCCGCTGCTTCGGGTGTTGCTGGCTCAATGGAAATTTTCAAGAACAACTTCAACTCACTCAAAGAAAGTATAGGTGGTATCTTAGGAACTCTTGCTTCAGCAGCAGCAACTGCTATGGCACCTATAATAAAGAAGATGACTGGTTGGTTAGATGAGCATAGAGACCAAGTAGTTGCTTTCTTTGTTAGGTTCCCAGAGGTAGCAGCAGCAGCATTTGCTACAGCAGGAAATATGATAAGGAAAGTATTCTCTTTAGAGTTTATAGCAAATGCAGCCAAATCTGTCTTTGAGTTTTTATTAAAACTATGGAAAACAACTCTTGACCTAATGTGGCAACTACTGAAGTCAGTTGCTATAACACTTTGGGAGCCACTTAGATATGCTTTCGAATGGATAGGTGGCAGAATAAAGTTTGCTTGGCAGACAGTAGTCAATGCTCTTATTACTACACTCAATGCTATATCAACTCCTATAGAGTGGATGATAAATCAAATACTCACAGGCATAAACAAAGTATTAGAAGCAGGACAGAAGATAGGTCTATTCAAGAATGCTAAGCAAATAGAAATGCTTACTTTGAAGATTGACCAGAAAACAATAGACGAAATAAAAGAGCCAATTCCAATAGACACAAAGAAGATGGGGGAAGAGTGGAATAAGACATTAGGGATGGTTCCGACTGCTCTGAAAGACACATTTGTAAATGCTATAGATTTACTCGGAGATGTATTAGGCCCTCTCGCTCCAGAGTTAGAGGGATTGAAGAAAGCAATAACAGATATAGTAAATAGACCGCTTGAGCCACAGTATCAAGCAGCAACAGATAAAGCAGCACCTATGGCAGACGAGAAGCCTGCTCCAGTTTCAACAGGTGGAAGTAGTGGTGGCGGCTTCAACTTTGACTTAGGTATATTTGGTGATATACTTGGTGTCATAGCAAATGTAGCAAATGCTTTCGGCCCTCTCATAGGAATGGTTATGCAACTAAGTTCTGTTATGCAACTTATGAACCCTATGCAAACTATTCTAACGGCAATGATGAAAGTATTA